ATGAGTAAATTAATTTTTATGAGACTATTAGTTTTCTTTGATTTGCCTGTGACGACTACTGCTAAACGGCGTGAGTATACACGTTTCAGACAGTTTTTATTAAAAGATGGCTATCAGATGTTGCAGTTTTCTGTTTATGCCAGATTAGTGAATGGACGTGATGCAATGGAAAAGCATTTTAATCGATTAAGTGCTCATCTTCCTCCTGAAGGTTCTATTCGTTGTATGCAGGTGACTGAAAAACAATATGCAGCAATGATTTTATTATTAGGCGAACAAACATTGCAGGAAAAAAGAGTGACAAAAGAGCAATTACTTCTTTTTTAACTACAATTTAATATCAAAAAAATCGCCTGAATACCTTACAAAATAAGGCATTCAGGCGAGGGTATTATAGTCCTGCGGAGTGAGAAAGAGAACTACAGCTGTAGAGCCAAGTCAACGAACATCTTAAATATTATAGTCCTGCGGAGTGAGAAAGAGAACTACAGCACTCACACCAGAACAGCAAAACTCACTCAGATTATAGTCCTGCGGAGTGAGAAAGAGAACTACAGCATAACAGTTACCTTCTTTGATGCGTTGTAAATTATAGTCCTGCGGAGTGAGAAAGAGAACTACAGCTGTGCTTGAACAAGAGAGGCTAAGTGATTTATTATAGTCCTGCGGAGTGAGAAAGAGAACTACAGCCAACTTAAAACGTATTGCCTGCAAGTTAAAATTATAGTCCTGCGGAGTGAGAAAGAGAACTACAGCATCTTACATGCACGAACCAATATGCACTATATTATAGTCCTGCGGAGTGAGAAAGAGAACTACAGCATAAACCAAAATCATAGCCCTATAACTCTGATTATAGTCCTGCGGAGTGAGAAAGAGAACTACAGCTGAAGAAACAAAGTCTTGCGCCACTTGTGGATTATAGTCCTGCGGAGTGAGAAAGAGAACTACAGCTATGCCATTGGAATTAAGACAAGCTGTACTATTATAGTCCTGCGGAGTGAGAAAGAGAACTACAGCCGCTGGTAATGCATAGCGCCAAATCAGTGGATTATAGTCCTGCGGAGTGAGAAAGAGAACTACAGCTCCTGCTTTAACGGCGCTGTTTCAGCCACTATTATAGTCCTGCGGAGTGAGAAAGAGAACTACAGCCACATTGTGGTGTTACCGGCTCCGGTAATGATTATAGTCCTGCGGAGTGAGAAAGGGAACTACAGCACCATTGACACGTTGTTCGCGTAGCCTTTCATTATAGTCCTGCGGAGTGAGAAAGGGAACTACAGCTCAACAATCACGCGCGTTTGGGTTGATGATATTATAGTCCTGCGGAGTGAGAAAGGGAACTACAGCTTGTGGGGACGCGCCAATGCAGTCAATTGAATTATAGTCCTGCGGAGTGAGAAAGGGAACTACAGCGCAGCTCTACATCGCAGCCAGAAAGAAGTTATTATAGTCCTGCGGAGTGAGAAAGGGAACTACAGCAGCTGACTTGCGCGGAGCTGACTTGTACGGATTATAGTCCTGCGGAGTGAGAAAGGGAACTACAGCCAATTATCAAATTTATTAAAAATTTCATATATTATAGTCCTGCGGAGTGAGAAAGGGAACTACAGCGTAGTGTTTGCAATATTAATCCATTTACCAATTATAGTCCTGCGGAGTGAGAAAGGGAACTACAGCGGTTGCGCCGGATATACACGCGGTAGCGCCATTATAGTCCTGCGGAGTGAGAAAGGGAACTACAACAAGCAAGGGTGCATTAAGCGCCTTTACTTTTTGGCTGTATTCTTCCGAAGTATTTCTAAAATGGCTGTTTTGGCTGCATCCGAGACTGTATATGAGATAGTTCGTAAATCATCTTTAGATATAAACTTTGATTCTATTTTATCTTCTGGATTATCAAGAAAAAAATCATCCTGAATAAGCGACTTATTGCTATTTTTATATTCAATTGCAAATTTTAACATTTCAATGATCTCAGCATTCATTGACCGATTACTTTTATCAGCAATTTTTTGAATTTCATCTTTAAGATCTTGTGGGATTCTTAAATTAATTTGAGGGTTCTTGTAGGGTCTTAGCTTCTTCTCGGTCATAACAGTAATCACTATCTGTTTAGTTAACTGAACACTTTGTATAGTCTACTATATGCAATATTAAAATAATATGTATTTTTATGTTGACATGTTTGCGTATATTAAAATAATATGCACTACATATTGTATTGATATGTAGTGAGAGGGCTAAATTATGTTAGTAAAAGATATGGTCCCATTAGGGGTTAGAGTTTCACAGGAAATGAAAGAAATCTTGAAAAAAGCTGCAAGTAACAATGATAGATCTGTAAATCAGGAAATTGTAAACCGACTGAAAGAAAGCATGAAGAAAAGGGGTGAGTTAAGTGACTTGCTTCAGTAAAAACAAAACCCCAGTTGCGCTAACAACTGAGGCCTCTAGAAATTTAAACCCTAGCTCAAAAGGAATAAATCTTATGAATAAGAATATAGCCTTAATTGAAAACAGTCAACCAACTATGTCAAGTATGGCATTTTTAGATTCTATCATTAACCCAGCTCGTATTTCTGCTGGTGAATCAGAGGTGGAAAACCGCCATTTCATTGCCAGGATTGAGGATGAAATTGATGATTTAGAGGTCGCGGAAAATTTTTACGTGACCACTTCTCAAGGCGCCAAGAGAAAGGTTAAAGGGTACATGCTCAATATTGAGCAAATGACTTTAATTGGAATGCGTGAATCAAAAGCTGTTCGTCGCGCTGTATTGATAAAATTAAAAGCTCTTAGTAATCCTATTATCGATCCCTTAGCTGCATTAGATAACCCTGAATTTCTTCGCGGTACTCTTCTTACTTACACTGAAAAAGTAATTGCTCTAGAACATAAAGTTGAAGAAATGCGGCCTAAAGCTGAATTCCACGACAAGGTTTCAAAAGCTCCTGACGCTATAACTTTAGCTGAGGCAGCTAAAACACTTGGGACTGGTCGTAATCGCTTATGTGCATTCTTACGCCAAAATGGTTGGTTAAGACGTAATAATGAACCTTATCAGGATAAGATTAATCAAGGTTTACTGGATGTAAAACTATCTAATTGGGAGCATCCAGATATGGGAATACAACAAGCCGTTACTGCCTTAGTTACAGGAAAAGGCTTAGCAAAGTTATCTCAGATATTATCTATGGAGGCGGCAGTATGAATATTTCAATGGATGATTACAATGAAATCATAGCAAAACTTGAACAGGCATATGCTGTTTCCACAATGTTAATGATTGACGGTGAAGAAGTTGACGGGTTCAGAAGCAGTCATAGAATTGTGTCTGGTTCGTTATGGGCGGTAAATAATTTGATTGAAAATATCAAAAACGATTTAAAGAAAGTAAGTAAAAAAGCAGCTGAGTTAAAAGTAGCAGCTTAATAAATTAAGCAAACCAACCAAACCACCTTCGGGTGGTTTTTCATCATTTTGAATAAATTTAATTAAAACGCTAACGCGTCCGCAAACACTCTGATATTGTGATAAAAGTGGTATTTAAGACATGTTTATGAGCTCACTTAATCGGTGGGCTTTTTTATTGCTTAAAATATGAGTAAAGTAGAGACCAAAATTTGAATGGTTTTTTAGTCACAGATTTTAACTTTATTCGTTTCATATAAAGTACAGAATTTAGACTATAATATTATGGTGAAGTATAAAGCTGAATTTCCGAAAAATAGTATATGTTCGATATATCGGAAATTAGGGGTTGTAATATATTACAACTTTCATTACTATTTGGTGACAAATCTATAGTTATTAATTTGAAAATGTCACCAATTTAGGTGACATTAAGTTTATCTTACGAGGTTTAAAATGAAGAGAAATTTAGTAGTAGCTGCTGTTGCGGCTGGGTCGATACTAAATATCTATCCTTCGACCAGCAACGCAAGATTAAAAACGACTATTCAACAGCCTAAATCTCAACATGATGATTTTCTTGCTATGCAAGGAGATTGGGTTAACGTAGGTAAGGATATATGTAAGGCAATTCAAGGATATGAGCTCGAAAAGCGCAAAACAGCAAAAATCTAACACATCTGGCAAAAGTCAGGTTGTGAAAAGTGTTAATGAGGATATTGCTGCTCAGGTTGTTAGTAACCCTGACTTTATAAAAAGGCTTGAAAGAGACGTTTCCACTGCTGTTATGCAGGTAACTAAAATGCACAGCGGTCCCTTACCTGATCCAGAAACTTTAGCTGGTTATGAAAGAGTAGCTCCCGGCTCTGCTGAGAGAATTATTCTAATGGCTGAGAAACAGCAAGATCACAGGCATAATAATGAAAATAAGCAACTCTCTTTACATGAAACCATGATTAATGGTGATTGTTCGATGAAAAAAAGAGGGCAGTGGTTTGGTTTGTTTTCTGTCCTGATTGTTTCTATGTTTTCTTTTTATCTTGCATTTTTAGGGCATATAAGTGCATCTGTAACTGTAATGACTGTTGTTTTAATAGGTCTTACGAGTGTTTTTGTTATGGGCAGAATTGCCAGACAGAAAGAAAAGCCAGAAGAACCAGAACCAGAATAATTGCTGTAATTAACAATGATAAGCCCACCATTTGAGTGGGCTTTTTGTTATAAAATTAGTTGTTCTGGTAAGCAATTATAGAGTTTTGCTAATCTTTCGCGAGTGCGTTTTTGAGGTTTTGATTTAACCCCTTCAAGTTGAGATACTGCTGATTGAGTTGTTTCTAAAGTAGCCGCAACCTCATATTGAGATAATCCGCGATAAATACGCCATGCCGCTAATAAACTAATATCATCACGAACCATAATTTGCACTACATCGTTAGGAATAGTAGTGTCATCATCGTGTGATGGTTTATATTTAACATCAATATCGCGATCGTTTAGCAATTCTTCATATTCTTTCACTGAAAGAACAACATATTCAGGGTTGCCGTTACTGTCATTAATGTATTGTAATCCCATATTTTTACCTATTTTAATCAGTAGTGAGGACTAAGCCTCACTATTATTAATATGTTGTTGATGTTCGACGCCTAACTTCTTTAATTGTACAAATTACAGGCTTTCCGTCAGTGATTTCAAATATAACTCTATAGTTTCCAACTCTTAACCGGTACTGATTGTTGCAACCTTGTATTTTCTTAATATCAAGTTCAACAGCCGGAAACGTAACGAGTTGACTAACTTTATCACTAATGGTTTTTCTGTATCTGCTGTCTATTGAGAGCAATTGCTTAATTGCTTTTTTAGACCACTCAACATTAACCATATATTCCCTCTTTTAGAGTATATCCTTACTGGATGATTAGATAATAAGGTTTATTATAAGGTATGTCAATGATTATCTAATCAATTATCTAATTATTTTGGTATAAATAAAATTTAATTAACAAAATCCCTGCGGGGTGAGGTATGAAGAGAATGCCGAATAAAACGCCCCAGTTTTGGGCTGATTTACTTAACTGGTTTAACTCTAATTCACTCGCTATATCTGGTGCGATTCTATCTTTTTTAGTTTCTACATTGATGAGATTAAGAGATGGAGATACGAAGAGATCAGCAATTATTGATGGTTGTATTTGTGGTTTTTTAACGCTGGGCATGGTGTCTTTAATTAGTCATTTTGGAAAGTCTTCTGATTTAGTGATATTTGCAGGCGGCTTTATTGGCTTTATTGGCGTTAAAAAAATATCAGAACTTATTGATAGCTTAATTATCATTATTTTGAAATTCATGGGGCGTAAATATGATAGTAAGTGATAAGGCAATCGCATTAATTAAGGACTTCGAGTCACTCAGATTGAAAGCATATTTATGTCCAGCTAAGGTTTGGACAATTGGTTATGGACATACTCGTAATGTAAAACGTGGACAGGAAATCACAGAAACGGAAGCAGAAAGACTTTTACGATGTGATTTAGTCGAATTCGAAAGGGATGTGAATCGATTAGTTCGTGTGCCGTTAACGCAAAACCAACATGACGCTTTAATCTCTTTCGTATTTAATAATGGGGCGAAGAAATTCAGTACATCAACGCTACTTAGGAAGTTAAATACTGGCGACTATGCCGGTGCTGCGAAGGAGTTTAAACGCTGGAAGTTTGCAGACGGTAAAGAATTAGGTGGACTGGTCCGGCGTCGGTTACTTGAAGAACGGTTATTTCTATCATGAGTAAAAAAATCATTCTGGCCGCTTTTGCGGTTTTTTTATTTTTGACTGGTTTTATCTATAAACAGTATCAGGAGATAAACAATCTTGAAGCTGACAAGGTACAAATTAAAACAGAATTAAAAACCGCAAAAGACGATTTGTCTAACTTGTTTTTGCAGTATGAAAAAATAGACCAGGCATTAACTAGCATTGCGGAATCTAAAAGGTTATCAGATGAAAAAGTTAACACATTACAAAAAGAGCTTAAAGACGCTCAAGCGGGTAATGCTTGTTTTGCTGTTCGCGTTCCCGATTCTGTTAATGACCGGTTGCGCGCAAGAGTCGCCGAGTCAAACGCCGCCGCTACCGCTGCCAGAGATGCTACTGAAACCGTGTCTAATCCCTGATTATGATGTGCTTAAATACGGTGACTATCCGGGCTATGTAGCTGAGCTATTCGCAGTTATAGAACACTGCAATAATAAGTTAAAAGCAATTCAACACTTGAATAGACAATTGAGATAGATTATGTAATCTTTAGTTTGAATAAACTAATGAGAGGATATCATGGAAACTTATTTTGATTGTTTAATGATTAAACCAGATGGTGAACCAGAAAAGATTAGAGTCGCAAAAGGTAAGACGGAATTATATATGCGCTTTAATGACAAAGTTCACTCAGCTAACGTTCGAAAAATCCATTATGTTATTAAAATAAACAGAGAGGAGATGAGATACACTTATCATGTAGTGTCATTCGCCATGATTAACCATCCATCGGTAGAAATAAAGAACATATGTGAGCGTTTAGGTATACAACCTATCAATGAATAAATAGCCCGAGTTATGGGTTAAATGAAAACAATATTTACACAAGAGACTGCTTCGGCGGTCTTTTTTATTGGAGCAAACAAAATGATTAAAGTAAAAAATCACATGATCGCTGGTTTAAAAACTGGCGAGAAAACACAGCCTGACGGCTCTGAAATGACCCGAATCACAAGTAAGGATTTTGAGGGCTGGTTCTATTCGGCTGACTTAGAAAAATCTAATTAATTAAGCATTTCAGGTGTACAACGACCAATGACTTTACTCAATGGTTACAAGTTGGCGATTTCTGCGGATACATTTACGAGAAACATTAAACATGGCAAGACCTAGCAAATACAAAAAGGAATTCGCCGAGCAAGCGAGAAAATTGTGTTTGCTCGGTCATACTGATGCAGATTTAGCTAAATTCTTTGAGGTTAGCGAATCAACAATAAATAAGTGGAAGCTGGTTCATTCTGAGTTTTCGGAGTCCATTAAAAAAGGGAAAGATGTTGCTGACGCTGATATAGCTGAAAAGCTATATCACAGGGCTATTGGTTACGAACATTCAGAAGATGATATTAGGGCTGTGTCTGGTGAGATTGTTATTACTCCAACAGTTAAGCATTATCCACCAGACACAGCAGCGGCTATCTTCTGGCTCAAGAATAGACAGTCTAAAAAGTGGCGAGATAAGCAGGAGGTGGGGCACGATATTCAACAACCAACACCTGTAAACATTGTTGTTAATGCTATTGATGCTAGGGTGCGAGAAGATGAGGATATCACCGAGTCTTAATATTCCTCAGTCCAATTTCTTTAATTTAAATAGAAAATTCCGGGCATATGTTGCTGGGTTTGGTAGTGGTAAAACGTGGGTAGGTTGTAGTGCCATGTGCGCTCACTATTGGAAGTTTCCCAACATCAATCAAGGTTATTTTGCTCCAACATATCCGCAAATTAGAGATATTTTTTACCCCACTATTGAGGAAGTGGCTTTTGAGTGGGGACTAAAGGTTGATATTAGAGAGGGTAACAAAGAGGCTCATTTCTACGAGGGCAGAATTTACAGAGGCACTACAATCTGTCGGTCAATGGAAAAGCCGGAAACAATTGTAGGTTTCAAAATCGGTAATGCTTTAGCTGATGAGGTTGATGTTTTACGTAAAGAAAAAGCAAAGGCAGCATTCAGAAAAATTATTGCTCGTATGCGTTACAACGTTGATGGCTTACGAAATGGTGTAGATATTACGACGACACCAGAGGGCTTTAAATTCGTTTATGAGCAGTTCGTTAAAGCAGTCAGAGAAAAGCCTGAACTAAGTAAGCTTTATGGGTTAGTTAAGGCAAGTACTTACGACAATGAAGCCAATCTACCGCCAGATTATATTGACTCCTTAATGGCTTCTTATCCCCCTGAGTTAATCAAAGCTTATCTGCGGGGGCAATTCGTTAACCTCACCAGCGGTACTGTTTATCACCAGTTTGATAGAAAGCTCAATCATACTGATGAAATCGAAGCAGCAGGCGAACCGCTTTATATCGGCATGGACTTTAACGTCGGCAAAATGGCTGCAATTATTCATGTTAAGCGTCTCGTTCCTCTTGCTGTAACAGAAATAGTCAACGCTTACGATACACCAGACATGATCAGAAGAATCAAAGAGCAATTCTGGCTGTACGATGGTAATGACTATAAGAAAGTGCGCGAGATTTATATTTATCCTGATGCCTCAGGAGCTTCTAAAAAGTCAGTTAATGCAAGTGAAACTGATATTAAGTTGTTACGTTCCGCTGGCTTCCATGTGGTGGTTAACGCATCGAACCCTCCAGTAAAAGACAGGGTTAACGCCATGAATGCTATGTTCTGCAATGCCGCTGGTGAACGTCGTTATTACGTTAACACTAAAAGATGTCCTATCTATACAGAAAACCTTGAACAGCAAATATGGGCTGAAAATGGTGAGCCGGATAAAAAAGCTGGTAATGATCATACCAATGACGCCGGAGGTTATTTTATTGTGAAAGATTACCCAATCGTCAGACCAGTATTTAATATTAAGTTAGGAACCACATTCTGATGAGTACAACAAATGTAGATTTTACTCGCCCTGAATATATAGAGGCTGCCCCTCAGTGGGAACTGGTTCGCTCTGTATGTCGAGGAGGGGATGATATAAAAAATTATCTTCCTGAGCTAGAAGAGGAAAGTGAAACACGAAAGAAAAAGAGAAATAAAGACTATCAGGATCGCGCAGTATTCTACCCAATAACAGGGAATACACGAAACGGGATGATTGGAATGGCTTTTAAGAAAGACCCACTTGTTGAAATTGTGGAAAAGCTTTCTCTCTTAAAAGAGGATGCAGATGGTGCAGGTTCCAGCATCTATCAACTCGCTCAGTCCTCTCTTGAGTCCGTATTAGAGGTAGGGCGTCATGGTTTGTATGTTGATTACAATGATGAATCAAAACTTCCTTATATATTCCAGTATCGAGCAGAGGATATTATCAACTGGCGAACAGATCGCATTAATGGGCGAACACTATTAACGCTAGTGGTATTACGTGAAACTGTGGAAAAAGAAGATGGCTTTGGATTCAAGGATGTCATTCAGTATCGTGTATTAACAATCGAAGAAGGAAAGTTCATTTGCAGGGTTTACCGTAAACCGGAAAGCAGTGGAGTGTTCGAAATCGATGCAGAATATACTCCAGAGAAAGCTGGTAATGGCGTGTGGACTGAAATTCCATTTACGTTTATAGGTGCTCAAAATAATGATCATACTATTGATGAGGCACCCTTACTTGGTCTGGCTAAAATTAATCTTGGGCACTATCGTAATTCAGCCGATTATGAGGACTCTGTTTTCTTCTGCGGTCAGGTTCAGCCGTATATCAGTGGATTAGAAGAAGAGTGGCGAAACCACTTAGAAAAGTCAGGCGTTATGGTTGGGTCTCGCTCACCAATTTTACTTCCAGTAAACGGGAATTATGGTTATGTTCAGGCTTCACCAAATATGTTGGCTAAAGAAGCAATGGATAGCAAGCGTGACTATATGGTGGCTTTAGGTGCTCAATTAGTCTCCGCTGACAGTAAAGTTAAAACAGTCATTCAATCTGTTGGTGAGCAGAATGCACAAACCTCTATTCTTAGTATTTGTTGCTCTAACGTGTCGGATGCGTTCTCAAAAGCGTTAATGTGGTGTACTGAGTATCTTGGTTTAAATACGGATAAATGCTCATTTGAAATTAATCGCGATCTTGTTAATCACATTGCTGATAGTGCAATGATTAGTGAGATTGTATCTGCTTGGCAATCTGGAGCAACTCGTAAGAGTGACATGATTAGAAGCTTGCAGAAGTATGATCTTATTAATCCGGTCGATGATATTGAAACTGTTATTGATGATTTAATTAACAAACCACCAACAATGGCGGGGGATGTATGAAAGTGATTAATGAGCAGTTATCCGATGAATTAATTGCTCATTCTTTGTTTTCTGGGCGTTATGGTACTTATGTTGCTCATAGAATGGTGAAGGCATTAAATGAATTTGATGCTGAGTTAACGACTAACCTGATCATAACACTTGAAGATGCGAATATTGATATTAATTCATTTTCAGCCAAGCGACTCAAATCGCTTTTATCTAGTGTCAAAGCGGTAAACCGGAGAGCTGTAGATAGTGCTTTTTCTGTGCTCTCTGATGAGTTGCTTGATTATGCTAAATACGAGGCTGGTTATTATCCGTCGCTGCTTGATTCTTTATTGCCTGATGTTGTATTGCGAAAATACCCCTTGATGAGCATCACTGATGAGATGCTTTACTCTTCGGTTTTGAGTAAGCCATTTCAAGGTAAATTATTATCTGAATGGGCCGATGGATTAGAAGCTGACCGGATGGCGCGTATTAGTAACGCGGTTCGAAATGGGTATTTAAATGGTGAGAGTGCGGTTGATATTGGTCGCAAGATTCGGGGATATGCAAAACAGAGCTATAAGAATGGTTCACTTCAAATAAGCCGGGCTAATGCAACAAGCATTGCCAAAACAGCACTGAATCACTTGCAATCAACGGCACGAAATGAATTCTTTGAGGTGAATAACGATATTATCGAATGTAAGTTATGGATATCAACGCTTGATAACAAGACATCTCATCAATGTATTATCCGGGACAGGATGAAATACACGTTAGATGGTAAGCCGATAGGTCATAAAATCCCTTACTTAAGAGGTCCGGGCAAAATTCACTTTTGTTGTCGTTCAACGGAAGTTCCGGTGATTAAATCATGGCGTGAATTGGGTGTTGATGTTGATGAAATGGATGAGGGAAGCAGGGCATCAATGAATGGTCAGGTTCCTGCTGATACCAGTTTTATTAATTGGATTGAAAAGCAGTCACCAGAACGGCAAAAGCAAGTGTTTGGCGAGGTCAGATATCGATTAATGAAAGATGGAGGGATGTCACCGCCAGAGTTTTTTACTGATAAAGGTGAGTTTATCTCACTTAAGGAGCTGAAAGAGATAGATGAGCAAGCATTTAAAGATATCGGTTATTTATGACCCGTATTAACCAGAATAGCCCACCCATAGCGGTGGGTTTTTTATTGACTAAATTCAACCAAAAGTTGGGTGATTTTAACGCACTAGGTGCAATAACTGTCCCAAGGGGAAAGCAATGAAGTTTATGAACATTGAACGTAAATATTATTCACCAGTTAGTGAAGGCGGTGATGGTGGTGGCTCTGGTGGTAATGTTGAATTAACTCCGGAAATTCAAGCGATCATCGATAAGCAAGTGAGTAATCAGGTCGCAGGGCTTAAGGCTAAAAATAGTGAATTGCTCGGAAAGCTCAAGGAGCAGGGTGATAGCTTAAAACGTTTTGATGGTATTGATCCTGAATCAGTTAAAGGGATGATGAAGCGTTTTGAAAATGATGAAGAAGCCAAGTTGATTGCTGACGGCAAGATTGATGAAGTGATCAACAAAAGAACTGAGCGACTACGTCAAGATGTTGACAAGAGGCTAAAAGCAAAGAAAGAGCTGAGAAAGCAGAGTCTTTTGCTAATAAATTTCGTAATCGTGTGCTAGGTGATGAAATCCGCTCTGCATCAAGTAAAGCAGGGGCGTTACCTAGTGCGCAGGATGATTTGATTCTACGAGCTAAAGGTATCTTCCAAATCAATGATGAAGGCGAAGCTATTGCTGTTGATGAAGAGGGTAATTCAATCATGGGTAAAGACGGTAAAACCGCATTATCTCCGGTTGAATGGGTTGAATCACTCAAAGAAAGCGCACCACATTTATTTCCTTCGGCATCCGGTACTGACGCAGGAAAAAATAAACAAGGCGGAGCGCACCTCAAACGTTCTCAAATGTCCGCAAATGAAAAGGCTAATTATATTCGCCGTTACGGACGTGAATCATATTTAAAACTACCTAAAGAGTAAGGGAAAAATTAATGGCTACTACAGTTAATAGTGATTTAGTAATTTACAATGACTTGGCACAAACAGCGTTTCTTGAGCGTCGCCAAGATAATTTGGAGGTGTTCAATATTGCATCTAATGGTGCGATTGTGTTGGATAACGCATTTATTGAAGGTGATTTTCGCAAAAGAGCATTCTATCAAATTGGTGGCTCTATCGAGCCTCGTGATGTTAACTCAACAGACAAGGTAACAGGTAAGAAAATTGGCGCTGGTGAAGCAGTTGATGTTAAAGCGCCATGGAAATATGGTCCATACGAAACCACAGAGGAGGCTTTCAAGCGTCGTGGTCGTGATGTATCTGAGTTTTCAGAAGTTGTGGGCACTGATGCTGCGGATGCTTCACTTGAGGGGTACATCAAGTATTCTCTAGCTGCGCTACGTGCTGCGATTGGCGCCAACACAGAAATGGTTGTAAGTGCTAATATTGCAACGGATGGCAAAAAGACTTTAACAAAAGGGCTGCGGAAATACGGTGACAAGTTCAGCCGTGTAAGTTTGTTTGTTATGCACTCTACAACTTATTTTGACATTGTTGACCAGGCTATGGATAACAAGGTTTATGAAGAGGCGGGAGTAGTTATTTATGGCGGTCAGCCTGGAACATTAGGCAAGCCTGTTTTAGTAACCGATACGGCTCCGGTAGATGCAATCTTTGGTTTAGTACCAGGTGCGGTGACGATCACTGAATCGCAAGAGCCTTCTTTCCGCTCTTATGAGGTCAACGATCAGGAGAACTTGGGTGTAGGTTATCGTGGTGAGGGCGTTGTGAACGTTGGAGTGTTGGGCTATAGCTGGGATGAATCAAAAGGTAAAAATCCTGATTTGACTGAGTTAGGCACGGAAGGCAACTGGAAAAAGCACTTCAAAAGCAACAAGCTTACTGCTGGTGTAATGATTAAATTAACCACTGAAGAGGGAAAGTAATACTATCAGCGGATAAAACGTCCGCTACTGCTGATGGTACTGACGCGGTCACATTCTCAGTCAACTTTACAAAGGATGAGAAACCCGTTCAGGGGGCGACTATTGAATGGTCATGCTCTGGCGGCAGCCTTAGTGCAGCTACATCAAAAACAGGCGCTGCTGGTGGCTCTACAGTAAAACTTACATCTGATATCGCAGGAACATTTACTGTTACGGCTAAAGTTGACGGGGTAGTTCAGACATCCGAAGAGGTTGTGTTTTCTTAATTAACTATTGCTACATGGGGCTATATGCCCCATTTCTTTTAGGGTATTTACATGATTAATAGTGATAAGGACTCACCAGATTTCAATAGTTATGCCTGTGTCAGTGACTTAAAGAATTATGCTGAGTCAAGATATATAGATATCACAGATGATAATGCGTTACTTGAATCAATGTTGCTCAAAGGAATGGACTACCTTGAAACACGGCGTTGGTTAGGAAAGCGTTCCGATAGTAAGCAACTGTTATCATTTCCTCGTCTGGGATTAGAACAAGACGGTATTCCGGTGCCATGTGGTGTGATCCCTAACCAGCTCATTATTGCTCAATGTCGTTTAGCTATAGAATCAAAAGAGAGTGATCTACAGCCCACGCTAGGTGGTGAGGTTATTAGTGAACGTGTAGATGGTGCAGTGACTGTGCAATATGCACAAGGAACGAATACTGGCGCACCTAATTTCGTATGGCTAAAGCCGCTACTCTACGGATTAATGGATATTAGTGATGACTTTGCTATTAATACTTTTTCAAGGCGGTAATTATGAATCTCTATGCCAGAATGCAAAAAAGAGTCAAAAATCTTCTTGAGAAATATGGTATTGAATTTGCTGTAAAGCGGAAAGATGTCATATCGGTTGATGATAGTGGTAAGGAGCATATAACAAAAGGTAGTGAGTTTAATACTGCTGGTGTAAGGCAAGACTATAAGCCAGAAGAGATAAACGGATTGATTCAGGCTGGTGACGTAAGGATTGTATTTGCACCGGATAAAGTGATTCAAATTGGTGATTTGGTTGATATTGACGGCGTGAGCTATAGAGTTATTCAACCTAATCCGGTTAAGCCTGCTGATATTGTATTGTGCTATAAAGCGCAATTAAGGAAGTAGCATGTCAGATCTGTTTATGGTTTCAATTGACGCTTTTATAGAACAGACGAAAAGCAACATGGAGCAGATTCATCGAGCTGTATTCACAAAGATACTTTCACGGTTAGTTTTAATGTCTCCTGTTGGCAATCCTGAGCTATGGGAGGTTAACAGAACCGCTCGTGAATATAATTCTGCTGTCCACGACTGGAATGAATCACTTAGGCAAGATCCGAATAACTTAACACCAAAAACGAAGCAGTTAAAAAAACGGGTTCGGGTTAATGACTCAATGGACATTAAAGCACCTGCTGGTTATACCGGTGGTCGCTTTCGTGGTAACTGGCAAGTTACGTTTGATTATATCCCCACGGAAGAAACAGGACGTATTGATAAAAGTGGCAATACAACAATTGCTATGGGTAAGGTCATGATTGGTCAGTTTAAAATCGGCGTTAAATCTGTTTATTTCTCTAACGTTGTACCTTACGCCTATGAGCTTGAAGTAGATCATTCTACACAAGCGCCAAACGGCATGGTTCGAGTTACAGCTCAGGAGTTCCAGGCGTTTTTCAGTGAATCAGTCAGTGAGGTTAAATCATGACACAAGGCGGAATTAATGACGCATTACGGGCTTATGTATCAAAGTTCGCGGTAGATAATCAGCTGAAAGTGGCATGGTCTAATATTTCTTTTACTGATACTGAGTCAATTTATCTGGCTGTTCACATCATACCCGCTTCAAAAGAAAACATTGGTCTTGCATTAGATATGCCCGTTTTCAGGGGGATACTGCAAATCAATGTTGTTGGTAAGGCAGGCAGTGGCGAATCTCAAATCATGAGTATTGCTGACAGGCTTTCTGGTCATTTGGAAAATGGAACCCAAATAACGGATACCCTTTATTTAAGTGATGAGTCTGATGTGTTACCTGCGATTTCTAACAGTTCAAACTATACCATTCCGGTAAGCGCGCCTTACAGGTGCAATTCAACAAGATAACAACCGCTTCGGCGGTTTTTTTATGCCTAAAATGAGAGGTTATTAATGGCTTATAACATTCCTAATGGTTCGCGTGTTTACGTTGCCAGTAAATACAGTGATAGCATTCAGATTACCGACGCATCAAATGAAGAAGATGCGGTTCTAACGGTTGATTCAACCACCGACATTGCTGCTGGTGATATTGTTCAGGTTGAGTCTGGCTGGCGTAAAATGTCAGGTGTTTTCAAAGTTAAAAGTGTTGTCGCTGATACCAGCATCGTTCTTGATGAGGTTGATACGACTGATGTTAATGTTTTTCCTATTGGTGGCGGTGCTGGTTCACTCAAGAAGGTGGTGACGTGGGAAGTGATGCCGCAGGTTATGACGCTATCAACAGAGGGTGGTGAGCAACAGACAGGAGAAATTCAATTTCTTGAAGATGAACAGGCTGAAAACTACGATACTTACAAATCAGGTGTTGTTCAGGTTTATACTTTTGCGCATGATGCAAAACTGCCGGTTCGTAAACTATTAATTAAGCTTGATGATACAAAACAGATTACGGCTGTTTATTTTTACAACAAGAAAGCGAATGAAGCCCGCTACTATTGTGCAACAGTATCATCCCAGCGAGTACCCAATACAGCGATTAACGAAGTTGGCCCGTCTTTCATTGAAATCTGATATGCAGATTTATACTAACTAATTCCAGCCCCGAAAGGGGCTTTCTTATAAGGTTAATTCATGAGCAAATTTACACTTAAACCTAATCCTACCTTCAAAGCAAATGTGAAAATCCCTGTCGCTGGTCAAGAACAACCAGAAATTGTTACGTTTACGTTCAATCACTTTCCTTTAAGTGAACTGGAAACAATGAAAGAAAAACCAGTTGATGAATTTTACCAGACAATTATAAACAACTGGGCAATTACAGAACCCTATGACGCTGAAAACCTTAAGGTTCTATTTGATAACTATCCCTCTTCGCCATCAGCAATCACTGCAACGTACTACTCAGAGTTACTCGGTAATCGCGAAAAAAACTAATTGAGGTTGCCGACGCTCTCTATAACGTCATTTCTCCGCAAAAAGCAGCTGAATTTAAGCAAGCTTTTGGATTCTTGCCTGATAACTCCGTTGAAGTTCTGCCTGATGTCTGGGATTCCTACCGCGTATTTGCTGCAATGCAGACACAATGGAGAATAGGTGCAAGCGGCGCTATTGGTCTGGACTATAGCGTACTGAATCAGGTTATTGAGTTTTTGGGTATAGAGAGCGATAAGGCAACCATCTTTAGTGATCTGCGAGTTATGGAAGCGAAAGCTTTAGAAATTATGCATAAGAGTTGATGAATTAAATTTAAAAGGTGAGTTATCTCACCTTTTGTAATGTTAAGTGGCACCTCTATGTTAGAGATGGATAAATATGATATGGATAGTAATCAACTAAAAAATTACGAATATGAGTCATCACCTACTCAAAAGCCTCAATCTCTTTCACTCGAATCCAGACGCAAACTTTGTCGTATCTTTGAGAACCATGAACCATTACAGGTGAATGTTCCCAGCGAAGAATACTTTTGGCGTAATCAGTTGGAGATATTGTCCAGTTACCATGGTGATTTAAAGTAGACAAATAATCATGAAATTGGTTATCCAGTTCTCTAATAGAAATCCAGTAATTAGGCTTAGTCTCGGGACGGAAAGAGAAGTCAAAGTAGCCTGAATGTAGTTCATCTATTATTCCTAGATCACATCCAAATGTCATGAATATTTGATTAGGAGCGTTGATGTCTAAAAATACCTTTCTCATAAAAGGATAATTCACAATTTCATGAATATCCTCGATACGTTCAGGTGTTTTTGTTAAGTCAATTCCACCGTTATTGATTCCATCATCTCGGCGTTCGCTTTTATAGGGGAAAATTGTGAAATGATCTTTATATTCATCTTCTTGCATGGTTAAAGCATCCTTTTATGATCTCACTTATTTATTCACGTCTTCATTATTAGGTTTAGAAATAACTTATTTTTAACTTTGCTATTTATAAATTATTTAAATAGTCAAGCGCAACTAAATAATTTAATCAGGATTCAATATGGCTGATGTAGCAACTATATCGATTAAAGCGGAAACATCCGGTCTTGAGCGGGGTGAGGAAGCATTAAAATCGTTTCGTAATGCGGCCGCAGAAACAAGTAAAGCGAATAAAGATTACAACTCGTCTTTCAAGGCTGGTGCTCATTTCCGTGATAATGCGATTAAAAGCACCAAAGAAGCTGAAAAAGCAACAAAAAAACATACAGAAACACTTCAAGATTTGCTTGATAGACTTAACCCAACAAATAAAGCATTTGATGAACTTGATTCAATAACTAAGCGGTTAGCAACAGCAAACCACAAAGGATTGCTGCCAACAGAACAGTTTCTAGATTACAACGCTATTCTAGAAGATGCGAGAGATAAGCTTTATAAAATGAATTTATCTTTAACATCTGAAGGCAGGGCGTTATTAGAACAAGAAGCCGCGACTAAAAGAGCTCAGGTTGCAGGGCAACAGTTTATTGAGTTATTGAAAGGGCAAACAGAAGAGCTTGGTAAAACTCGCTCTGAATTGCTTGAAATTAAGGCAGCTCAATTAGGTGTATCGCAACAAGCCGCCCCCTTTATTGCAAAGCTCAAAACGCAAGAAAAAGCATTCATGAACGGTGCAGTATCCATTGGTCAGTATAAGCAGGCAATGCGAATGCTGCCAATGCAGATGACAGACGTGGTGACATCACTCGCATCGGGAATGCCAGTGTGGATGGTTGCGATACAGCAAGGTGGTCAGATTAAAGATTCTTTCGGTGGGGTTGGCAACTCGTTTAAAGCAATATTATCTTTGATTACACCTGTAAGACTAGCGATGTTTGGACTTGTTGGTGGAGCTGGTGCATTAGCCCTTGCTGCTTATAAAGGATCAATGGAATTTGGTAAATTTAATGAGCAATTAATTCTAACTGGTGGGTACGCCGGCAAAACAGCGAGTCAGTTAAATACGCTATCAAAACAGCTATCCGGTAACGGGATTACCTGTAGTTCAATGGCAAGTGCTTTAGCTAGCGTTGTAGGAAGCGGTAGATTCTCCGGTGGTGCGGTTGAGATGGTGGCTAACACTGCTGCGAAGATGGAAAAGGCAGTAGGGCAATCAGTAGATGAAACTATTAAACAGTTTCAGCGGTTGAAAGATGATCCGGTAAAAGCTGTTCTAGAGCTGGATAAAACCATGCACTTTTTAAAGGCATCAGAGCTTGAACGGATTATGCGGTTAGAGCAAATGGGGCAGAAAGATAAAGCTGCTCAGGTTGCAATGGAATCATATTCCACAGCTATGAACCAACGGACTGATGAGATAAAGGAGAACCTCGGCACTCTAGAGAGGTGGTGGAAAAAAGTTGGGGAGACTGCATCTGAAGCATGGGATTCTATGCTTGGCATAGGAAGAGATCAATCTCTTTCTGAACGGATTAGCGCTAAAACAAAACAACTGGAAGCCGTCAATAAACTGATTGAACAGAGAATTAAATCTCATCATGGAGTTGATTTTGGTGGCGAATTAACCGTCCTGAGAGACCAGAAGAAAACCCTAGATGATGCGATAGCCGATCTGCAAAAGCGCGAAGCGCGGGAGGCAAAAGAAGCTGCTGAAGCAAATGAGCGTCTAGCGACAGAACATAAAATAATCAAGTCTGTTAAGTATAAAAATGACTTAGTTCGCGAGGGGATGAGCGATGAAGCCAAGCGGTCAAGAGATTTATTGGAGCTGTGGGCTAAAGTTGCCGAGGCGCCAGGGAAATGGTCTCAGAAAGAAAGGGAAGATGCTGTAGCAACCATCAACAAGCGTTATAACAAAAAAGGCTCAGGTGTTAAAACTGACTATGGTACAAGCCTAACAGAGAACGCCGAAAAAACTGCATTCGCACTTCAAACTCAACTTCGGGTACTTAAAGAACATCAGGGTACATCAGAGGTTATCGGTGCCGAACGTAGAAAGCTTTGGGAAATTGAAGCGGAAATAGCAATACTGACGGAAGCTCAAAAGACCAGAGGACTAAAAACCAGTGAACAATCCTTATTGCTTCAACAAAAATCTGTTCTAGCTTCTCAGCAAGTACTAGCCAATATAGGTGATGAAGTTGAAGCGCAAAAGCAGAAAAATAGTGAGTTAGAAAAGCAGCATAAACGCATTGAGGAAATCAGGGCTTCTACAAGAGCAATGACAGAAAGTGCGGGGATGTCTAATCGGCTGTACCAGCGAAAAATTGCGTTAGGTAAATCCGGCTCATCGGAGGTAGATGAGGCTTTAGAGCAATATTACGCTGAGGAAGATTCACTTCGGGCCAATTGGGAAAAGGGTATTCAAAAAGGCTTCTCTGAGTTCCAGGATAAAGCAACGAACGTTTACGCTAATGTCGCCAGCATTAGTGAATATGCTTTTCAGGGGATGAGTGATTCACTGTCTAACTTCTTAATAACCGGAGAGGGGAATTTTAAAGAGTTCACAACGTCAATTCTGTCTATGATTGTGAAAATGATGACCCAAATGGCGATTTTTAATGCCATGAATTCAGCATTTGGTGGTACTGCTTTTGGTGATTTCATTGGGTTAAAAGGACGTGCCATAGGTGGCTATACAGGTGATGGAGGTAAGTATGAACCAAAAGGTATTACTCATGGCGGTGAATTCGTTTTCACAAAAGAATCTACAGCACGACTTGGTAAAGATAACCTTTATCGATTGATGAAAGGTTATGCATCTGGCGGTTACGTTGGTTCTCATATTAATACGCCCAGCGTTCCAGTTTCCCGATTAACAAACAATGGTGGTACTTCAAGTAATGTAAACGTTAATTTAGGTGGTATTCACATTCAAGGCGAACAACAGCAAGATAAACAAGGTTCAAGTGTTGATATGAAAGCAGCTGAACGATCGCTAACTAATAAAATTAAGTCTGTGTTATTGGCTGAGAGTCGAAATGGAGGTGATTTGTACAAAATCATTAAAGCCGTTAGATAA